AGGTAAATACCTTTGATGAAATCGTACAGAACGGTACAATTGAACAAGCTAAGTTAGCCACTAAAGGATTGTACGCTCAATTTAAAGCAGAGAATGGTGTTAGTCCTCGACTAGTACAAGGAGCAGTTAACAAGTCATCTACTATGCCCTTTCGTTCCATGCAGGAATTAGCTCGTGCTCAATCTGATCCTAGATATAGGAGTGGAGATAAAGCATATCACGAAGAGATTGACAGACGTATATCTGTCAGTAATATATAGACTTTTATTGTAGGTTTGAAGCCTTGGACTCCATCTTTTTTCTTGCCAGTGTTGGTTCTGGTTCTTTTTGGTGGATGTTCCAAGGCTTCTTTTTATCCTTTAATAGGCAGTGTAGGTGGGGCAACTGTTGGTAGTCTTGGTGGTCCTGGTCCTGCTGCTGGTGGTGCTGCCCTTGGATGGGGACTAGGAGAGGGTGCTAAGTTAATGGAGGAGAACAAAGGATTAGCTAAAAAAGTTAAAGCTATATCCGAAGGAGATGTACAGGAACTTGTACAACAACAATTAGATGAGAAGATGGATAACGGATTCTTTGATTCTATGTTAGATGAAGTATATGGTTTCTTGAAACTATGTCTTGTAGGTGTTATTCTATGGAACATAGTCCCTATCTTTTATACCCGATACGTACAGAAAAAATCTAATAATAATGAGAAATCAATTAAAAAGACTAATAAGAATTTATAATAACTTGAGCAAGAAGGAGAAGGCTATTGTCTTGACTGTTCTATGTTTAGGTGGAATTATAATACTTAATTTACTTTAACAGACAATTAGTAGTACTAATGTTAAGACCCACTGCGGTGGACAATCTCGATCAAAGGTTCAAACGAAAGTCGAAAAACAAATACTAATAATAATAACAATTACAACAAACATATATTATGGCTAATGGAGATACATCCCCCTCACGTGTGGGACAGATTAATAGTGCTGGTGCTGACGATGCTTTGTTTCTTAAGAAGTTTAGTGGAGAAATCTTACAAACTTTTGAGGAGTCGAACATCTTCAAACCTTTACACACTGTCCGCACAATCGAAAACGGTAAATCAGCTCAGTTCCCAGTTACTGGTGTAGCTTCTGCTTCTTACCACACACCTGGCGAAAACATCGCTGACGGTGGAAACTCATACTTGAGTGACATCAAAAAGGCAGAGAAAGTAATCACCATCGATAAGATGTTACTTGCTTCTACTTTCTTGGCTAACATTGATGACGTTAAGAATCACTACGATATTCGTTCCGTTTACGCGAATGAGTTAGGTAAAGCACTTGCAGTTCGTTTTGATACTGCTCTAGCTAAAACCTTTATCGCTGCTGCTCGTACATCTGCTGCTGTTACTGGTGGTAAAGTTGGTGGTATTCTTGATGTTTCTGCTAATGCAATGGGAGACGGAGCTGATTCAACTGATGATGCTGATAATACTGATCCTACTGGTGCAGAACTTGTAGCTGCTTTATTCACTGCTGCTCAGAAGCTTGACGAAAATGACGTTCCTAGTGACGGTCGTTTTGCAGTCCTTCGTCCGCAGGAGTATTACAAGCTCATTACAGGTGGTGCAGGTGCGTTGGCTATTTCTACTTCTGCTGTCAATAAAGACGTAGGAGGAGTAGGTAGCATTGCTTCTGGATCAATCCCACAAGTAGCTGGTATCACTATCTACAAATCTAATCACATTCCTTCAACTGATTTATCAGCTGTTGCTACTGGAGATGGTGCATCTAGCAATGATGTATTCGGAGCTGGTGGTGCTGGGTATAATGGTAACTTCACTAATACTCTTGGTGTTGTTTCTCATTCTGCTGCTGTCGGAACTGTGAAGCTTCTTGATCTTGCTACTGAAAGCGAGTATCAAATCGAGCGTCAAGGAACACTTTTTGTTGCAAAGTATGCTATGGGTCACGGAGTTCTCCGTCCTGAGTGTGCTATTGAATTGCAGAAATAGTTCTCTCTTCGGTGTTGGGGAGGGGGACTGCGTAGCGGAATCCCTTCCCTTCACTGATATTTTTATTTACAAGCTATGGCACTGACAACTAAACTGGAAGCGGTAAACATTATGATCTCTGTAATAGGAGAATCACCTGTTAATACTTTAAGTGGAACTAGTGTTCCTGTAACCGTTACACAAGCAGTCCATGCGTTAGAAGAAACAAGTAAAGCTATCCAATCAGAAGGATGGCATTTCAATACAGAATACGATTACCCACTTGTTCCTGATTCTGTTACAAGTCGGATTACATTACCTACAAACATTTTAAAAGTAGACTTAGACCCTGAGTTAAACACGGACACTGATCCTGTACAAAGAGGTACTAAGCTATACGATAGAAAAAACCACAGGGATACTTGGACTAAAGACTTAAAAGCTATTATTACTTTTGAGTTAGAGTTTGAAGAACTACCTGAACAATTTAGACATTACATAGCTGTTAAATCAGCTCGCATCTTTGCTGCTAGGTTCTTAGGCAGTCGAGAGATAGAAGGGTTTGCTTTAAGAGATGAGATCGAAGCGAAAGCTAGAGCTATTGAAAGTGACTCTGATTTTGCAGACAGAACTATCTTTGACAACTACAGCGTACTAAGAGTAATTGACAGGTAAAGATGCCACTGCTTAACACCAGTATTCCTAACCTTGCCCAAGGTGTATCACAACAACCTGACAATTTAAGATACCCTGGACAGTGTGATGAGCAGATAAATGCTTGGTCAACTGTAGTAGAGGGACTTGTTAAAAGACCTAACTCTAGGTTTTCTTATGATACTGGATTAGGTGCTAATATTAGCTCTAATTTATTTAGTCACTATGTAGATAGAGATGAACAGAATCAATATGTTATTACGTATGACTCTGTTAACGGATTAAAAGCAAGAGACTTAACAGTAGATAACATTAGTGCTGGTGAGATGGATATTACTATTGAAGATGCTACCGCTGGTACTTACGTCTCTGTTTCTAATCCTCTTACGGACCTTACAGCTTTAACCATAGCAGACTCTACCTTTCTAGTTAATAAGACTAAGACGGTAGGTGCTCTATCAGTGCTACAAGAACCTTTAGAAAAGGAAGCTTTAATATTTGTTAAACTAGGAGACTACGAAAAAGGGTACAGTATTTATATAGACGGAGCTTTAGTTCCTGTTGATACTAGTTTAGATAATCATCACGAATATACTCATATAGCAGGAGCATCTCCTTCCACTTACATAAGCGGACCGAGTACTGGAACTCACGCAGGTCAACACGCAGATACAGAGTATATAGCTAAAGATTTAGAAACTTGTTTAAACACTAGGTTTCCTTCAGGTACTGTTAATGTGATGAGTACAGTTTCAATTAGCTCTCCTAACGGAGGAGTAGGTTATCTTAAACCTGTTAATCCTTATATAACTGGTTATAAAGTAGAAGTAACTATTAATCAATCAGCAGGGTTGTCAGGTCCAGCAGAGACTGCAAAAGGAGAAGCTGTTATAGACTCTAACGGTACGATAACTGGAGTTAATTTGACACACATAGGAGCTAACTTTGCATCGGCAGGTGTTATAGCATCCGCTGATTTACAGATCACTGTTACACAGTTAATAAAGAGCGTGTACTTTGGAAATCAATGGTTTGATGTAAATGTTTTTGATAGTTATGTATCAAGGGTAACAACCGCTGCTAATACAGCTAATTGGGTATATACGACAATTGCTAGTACTCCTTTTTCTATTGAGCGTCAAGGAAGTGTAATCAAAGTAACGAACGCTTTAGATAAAGATTTTCAAATAAGAGTTACTGATGGACTAGCTAATCAAGGACTAAGTGCTATTTATAAAGAAGTAGATAGCATTACAGATTTACCAGCTAGTTGTTATAATGGTTTTAGGATTAAGGTCATAGGAGATGCAGAGCTAGAGCAAGATGATTACTATGTTAAGTTTAAGACTAAAGATAACGAAGATTTCGGGGAAGGTAGTTGGATAGAAACAGTAGGGTGGACACAAGACGGTTCTGCTACAGGTGCTAGTCAATATATTGATAATGCCTTAGACCAAGATACAATGCCTGTTAGACTAATCCCTGACCAAGATACAGGTAAGATAACAAGCTTTACTTTAAAAGTTGTTGATTGGGAAGGTAGAGATTCAGGAGATGACAACAGTAACCCTCTTCCTTCTTTTAAAGGTAATAAGATCAATGATATCTTCTTCTTTAAGAACAGGTTAGGAGTATTGACAGATGATTCTGTAGTGTTCTCTGAAGCAGATGAATACTTTAATTTCTTCAGGACCACAACACAATCGTTACTAGACTCTGCTCCTATAGATGTAGGAATATCACACACTAAGATCAGCTTACTTAAATACGCACAAGCGTTCCAAGAGAAGCTAATGTTATTCTCTGCGAAGACACAGTTTGTGTTAAGAGGTGCAGACTTGTTAACTCCAAAGACTGTTACTATCTCTCCAGTTACTGAGTACGATGTATCAGAAAGTATTAGACCGTTAGCACTAAGTAGTCATATCTACTTTAACTTTAAAAGGAATAGCTTTGAAGGATTGTTAGAGTACACTGTTGATAACAACACAGAGAATTACGGAGCAGCTGAGATAACAGAACAAATCAATAAGTACATCCCTTCTAATATAGTCAGGATGGCAGGCAGTGCATCAGAGAACATGATTATTGTACAGACTGACCAAGATTATAAGAAGTTGTTTGTATATAAGTACTTTTGGCAAGGTCGAGAGAAGATACAGAGTTCCTGGATGTCCTTTACTTTTACTAGAGAGGTTAGAAGTTTTCACTTTATTGAATCTACTTTGCATATTATCACAACAGATAGTGACGGTACTTACTTAGAAAAGATACCAATGGAGAATGGATTAGCCGAGACAGATAGAGACTATGCTTTATTGTTAGACGGTAGAATACAAACCAGCAGTACTAATTATATACAAAGTATAAACTATACTAAGCTAAGTAGTACAACACCCCAAAGCTTTGACGGAAGTAATTATACTGATGTTACTTATATGAGGTTTAGGAATAGCTTCTTGTTTAAAGAGGGCATGGCTATTTACTCTAAGAACGGAACAAGGAAAGAAGTAACACTTCACTCTGTTAATGACATCGAGATTTTAATTGATGGTAAGTTAGCTAATTATGTTAACTATAATGGTTCACTATATAAGTGTGTTGAAGGACATACCTCCTCTGCATCAATACTCCCTACAGATACTAACTATTGGCAACCTACTGTAGAAGTGGATTCAGCACCTGTGTGGAGCGAGCAAGGTTACGAGTATTTAAGTGTGTATGATTACTTCATTGGATACGAGTACGATATGTTATACAGGTTCTCTAAGCAGAACTTAAAGCAACCTACAGAGAGAGGTGGACGATCTGCTTCTGATTATACATTCCAAACTATTCGTAACGGTAGTATTGAGTACTCAGAGACTGGACACTTCAACGTAGAAGTTACACCTAAATTTAGAGATAAATACACTTACACTTACAACCCAAGTTTGTTAGCCTCTGTCAGTACCCTTAATAAATTCACACCTGAGACTGGATTCTTTAAGTTTGCTGTACAAGCTCAACCTAATGATGCCACTATCGAAATTAAATCTTCTAGTGCTTTACCAGTGAAGCTGTTATCTGCTGAGTTTGAATCAACTATTATATCAAGGAGTAGACGTTATGGAGGTTAAAGTAGAGAAAGCACAAGCACTTGAAGACGCTCCTTTGTTATATGATGACTTACGAGAAGAAGATATGATGGAATGTATCGGTCTAATGCACCACCCTAGAGATGCTGTGTACGGATCATTTGAATCAAGTAGTAAGTGCTATAGCGTCAAGACAGATCAAGACGGATTGTTAGCTTGCTTTGGAGTCAGTCCTAGAGGAAACATAGGGATTTGCTGGTTGCTAGGTACAAGGAATTTTTATAAGATAAAGAAGAAGTTTGTTAAGGATTCACAGATGTGGATAGATGATTTGATGGGAGACTTTGACTACTTAACAAACTACATTATGGAAGCTAACACGCTGAGTATGAGATGGTTAAAATGGTTGGGTGCTAGTTTTGAGGATTGCAATATCCCTGGTTATAAGTCATTTAAGATAGAGAGGAAGTAATATGTGTTTACCATTAGCAGCAATAGGAGCAATAGCAGGTGTAGCATCAGCAGGTGCAGGGTATATAGGGCAAAGGCAACAAGCTAAAGCACAAGCAGCGTATCAAGCACAGTCAGCAGCAGCGGAGCGTCAAAGAGCATTACAAGAGCAGTCCTCTATTCGTATGCAACAAGCTCAACAACAAGAAGCTACTGCTAGGGAATTAGAACAAGTCAGCAGGAAATCTAGAGAAGCTTTAGCTAGAGCGAGAGTTTCAGCAGGTGAAGCAGGTGTCGCAGGTGCTAGTGTTACTGCTTTAATGGATGACTATACTAGACAGGAAGCAGGGTATAGAGCAGCAACTTTAAGACAACAAGAGTTAACAGGAGTAGGCACACAGCTAGGATTAGAACAAGCTGGACTAGCTTCTCAACAAAGACTTATAGGGATTCAACAACCTATCAGTAGACCGAGTTTATTAGTATCAGGGTTACAAGCTGTTAGTGGTGGACTTAGTGGATACGCAACAGGTCAAGATATTAGTAGTAGGATGGCAGATGCGTCAACAACAGGGATAA